AAGAAAAAAGCAAAATATTTTTATTTATATGTTTTGGAAAGTGATATACAGGATTGATAAGGTTGAACCGCTTTGGTATTCATTTATTCAACGGATAGATTCGAGCGGTGTGGGAAGGCGGAAAAAGGTGTTACCCCCTTTCCCCCACTCCATCATTTATTCACTCGGTGAGTTCTCGGATGTTGGTATGGCTGTCGCCGGGAAGGTGCTTCGCCCAGCACGACATTTAAGGAAGCGGACTAAATAGTGTAATACCCCTTTCAATTATTACACAAACCGCCACCACGCTATTTCAAGTGGTTGAGCCTGCTTCCTCCCGCTTGGCCGTTCGGGTTGTTCTGATGTGATTTTATTATCTTTTTATAAAAGTAGTCAGGACAGGATTCGAACCTGCATAGTGATATTACTCGCTCGCTGCCTTACATATCACTTTAGACCTCCGAGTTAGCGTCTACCATTCCGCCACCTGACTATGTAAACAAAAAAGCCCCGTACAGGAACTTACGGGGCCAAGGTCAAAAACTTTATCGCTTTCGATTGCTCGACCCTTGTAATGGTTCCTGACATCACAACGGTCGAGCTGTTATGTGAGGGCAAATATATTACTTTCTTTACCCCGTGTCAATACCACTTATCAACAATCTTCACAATAAACATCCCTTGTCAACTTATCAAGGTCTTCAATGTGCTTTCTGATGCACGGGCTGCACGTGGTGTAATTCACTTTTCGCCCGCTAAACTTATTGACCTCATCCACGATGCGCCGCGCGGTTTCGTTGCTTATGGTGTTTTCACCTTTGATACTTTGAATAAGTTTCTGGATAGCGCAAATTTCTTCAATGGATAGGTTATAGGGCGACCACTTTCCTAGCGGACACCCGAAGCCCTTGAGGCGGGTTTTAACGTCCATAAAGCAGCCGCATAGCTTCACCATTTGCCCGTTGTGTTCAACGACCTTGCGCGGTATGGTGGTGCCGCATTTGTTTCTTTCGGTTAGGTGCGCACACGCTTTGCATATTGCCATTCGCTGCGCCCGTATTTCTTCACTCACGAATAACATAGGCTCTGAGTAGTCTTTTGGTTTCTTTAATGTTACGGTTTGCAAAGTCGGGATCAATACCTATTTCTTCAGCCAGCTTGCGCGGTGACTTGTCCGATAGTAACCATGCTTGCAGGAATACGCGGTTGAATGGAGGTAGTCTGTTCACCACTACATCCAGCTGCTCGTTAGTAAGCCTTGCCCCTATCCATGTTTCATCCGCGCGGTTTTCATCTATGAATAAAGTCGGGATATGGGATTTGTATAACTTGAAATAAGTGTGATCTGGGCTAATATATTCCCGGTACATCATTGTCCAAAGGTAGTATTTCAGTTTACCGTTGGCAGTCACGCTATCCAATGCCTCCACTTCTGGAAGCCGCGCGATCACGTGATGGACCAGGTCCGACGCCGCGTCCTTGCTTTTGGTTAGCTTTGTTGCCATCGCTATCCAAAAGGGGTATAGGCGTTCAATCTCGCGTGAAGTAGCTATTGATAACTCCGATTGCTTCATCTACTCCTTTACATACGTGCGCGCTGTAACCGCGTTCGTTTAGTTTCTTTATCCATTCTTTTTGTTCGGTAGTGGGGTAACTTGCTTTATCCTTTTTGATCTCAATCATAAGACCGTGAAAGCCCCCGCGCGGTTCAAAAATTTGAAGGTCGGGAACACCCTTGACGTACCCCGTTAGCTTCATTCGGGCGGCTTGCTTGTAGCTTGCTTTCATGCCGCCAGCGGTGGCGCAGTAGAGGGCGTCGGGGTATTGGTATCTGAGATAGTCGATCACGGCTTTTTGTACCGCCGCCTCGCTTCCATATTTAATTATTTTTGAAGGTCTTATCATTTATTTGAAAAAATATTTTCAAAATTATTTGCATTGAAAAGAAAAATATCTTTATATTTGCGACATCTTTGATCACAAAGTTAAACAAATAAATCAAAACAAATGAAAGTAAAAAGCACGCTTATTGGTAATGAGCAACCAATGCTACAAATTGACTGGGATAAACCGCAGTTACTTGTTTTTTCAGAAATTCCTCATAAGCCGTTTGTGGTGTTATCAAACGGTAAGCACCAAGGCGCTACGTTTGAAGCTACCGTTCTTTACACTCAAAACGACATGAGAAAGATTAATGAATTTGATTGCGAATTTGCAAAGAGATATTTTCAATTACTCCCCACCGACCAACAAGTAATCCTCCAAAACTCAAACGACTAAGACCATGACAGAACAAATCACCCAAATGACTGAGGCGGTTATTGAAGGTAACGCGCCCGCACTCAAAACCTACATTGAACTCAAGCGCATTGAGAAAGCCCTTGAAATCGCTATCCAAAAGGTTCAAGACCTTGCCCGCGACGAAGCAGAGGCGTATGGCCAAAAATCCTTTCAAACCTTTGGCGCGCGGGTAGAGCTTAAGAATGCGCCATCCCGTTGGGATTACTCAGGTAGCACCCACGTTATCGAGGCGCAGAACCGTGTCAAACTTATGCAGCAACTTGCGCAAGCGGCGGCGACCACTAACGAGCCTATCTTTGATGGAGACGGGTTGCAGGTCGAACCCGCTAAGAAAGTGGAGGGAAAGGCCACTATTTCAATTCAACTAATTAACCAATAAATAATTTAAAGTCATGGAAGTAAAATTATCAAAAACAGAAATGTTAGAAATCGTTGATTCTATTCAACGTAAACACAATCAAACCTTGAGACAGGAAAAAGATTTGTTTGAAATCTCGAAGGCGGAAAAGATCAAGATTGAAAAGGCAGTAGCCGCATACATGAAGCTGCCTGACTGGTTGAGAATGGAAGTTCAAGGCTGGTCTCATGACAGGAAAAATATTTTGGAGAATTTAATAAATAAAGCAAAAGAAAAAAACTTCAAAAGCAAACTTCCTAAATTGAAAGACCAAACAGACCTTCTTCTAGAGGTGCGCTGGTGTTTGAAAAATAAAAACATTCGTTCAATAGATGAACTAATCAACTCAATTAACCCTTACGTAACCACTAAAAAATAAACACATGGCAGGCATTATTGCAACAGACAACGGAGGCGGAAAAGACTTCCAAAAAGCACCCGAAGGAACACACATCGCGCGTTGTGTCCAGATGATTCAACTTGGAACTATTGAGAAGGATTTCATGGGCGACAAAAAGCGGGTGAACGAAGTGCGCATCACTTGGGAACTCCCTAATGAACTCACGGTATTCGACTCTGAGAAAGGCGAAGAACCTTTTGTAATTTCAGAAACCTACACCCTTTCCACGGGCGAAAAGGCCAACCTTCGCAAAGTGATTGACGCATGGCGTGGAAAGCCTTTGACAGAGGCGGAAGCGAAAGAGTTTGACGTAACGGTATTACTTGGTAAGCCGTGCATGATTAACATAGGCTACCGAACCAGCAAGAGCAACGGAAAGGAATACGCGAACATTACAAGCGTCATGGCGTTACCGAAAGGCACAAGCGTTCCAGACCAAATCACACCGACCAAACTTTTGTCCTTTGCTGAATTTGATTGGAATCTTTTTGAATCACTGAGCAATTACGTGAAAGACCGCATCGCCAATAGCCTTGAATACGGTCAACTCATGGCAGATAAGGTGGCGCGTGAAAGTGCTAATGCTGGCAAGACTCATGCCGCGCCGCAAGCGATTGCGCCAGCGACAAACGACGACGACCTACCACTCTAACTAACCCGCCAGCCGCCGCATCTGGTGGCGGGCATAACCTTTGAAACAATGACATTTAAGAAGTTTATCAAACAGAAATACGGAACGCTGAAAGACTTTGCAGAAGCGCATGGCGTGAGTGTTCCAACGGCTCAGAAATATTCGGTTGACCCGTGCAGCATGAGCGTGAAACTATTTTATCACATCGCCGTGAAGTGTGACATTAGCGTGTACGCCCTTCACGACATAGTAATGCAAAGCTATGAGTAAGAAACCCGATATCCTCAGCACCTTGCCGCCTGAATACCGTGAGCAAGTTAGAAGCTACGTGAATACCCGCGTGCGTCAGGCGGTGTTGAAAGAAAAGCGCAATAGCAGCGAGGACAATCAAAAAAAGTTGATGGAGGCGGAAGGTTATAAGAATATTCGCTACGCCACCGAAATTGCGGCGGCGATATTTGGTTCAAGCGTTACCGACCTACTTAGCCCCTCGCGGATCCGCGCCCATACCGACGCCCGTATGTTTGTTTACTATTGGGCTACGACATCTACTCAAATGACAATAACGAGCATAGGTAAATGGTTCAACCGCGATCACGCCACCGTTATACATGGGGCAAAAAGAATTAAAGATTTACTGGAGGTGGATAAAAATTTTGCACATTTGTACAATCAATTCATTAACAAATTAACAGGAAAGCAATATGAAGTCAGCAATATTTCTCAAAGGGCAGCAGATTACACCAGCGGAAAGGTGGACCTTCTTGTGCATCGCGTCAATGATTGACGAGAACGGCGGCAAAATAGACCACGACACCATTCAGCTTGAAGTCAAGGGGTGGCAAACGATGCAGCGAGTCTTTGACTATGATGGAAAGGTGTGGAAGTTTCCCGCGGCATGGGGAGTCAATGAAAAGAAAAGCGGAAAGATGAAGCAACCAACAACCGACGAGGTGCGCGACTTCATGGTGCTGAATCACGGCCACCTAACCACCGATATTCTGGATAGCGAAAGCCAAAAGTTTTTCGACTTTTACCAAAGCAAAGGATGGGTAGTAGGTAAAGCGCCCATGAAAGATTGGAAGGCCGCCGCCCGCCGATGGATGAATGAAGTCAAATCTAAATCAAAACCCAATGGAGAAAAGATTGGAAGCCGTGTCACACGACAGGACGCCGCCGACCTCGTTACCAAGGTCGCACAACTCACAGGTAATAAGCAGCCGTAAGCGGGGGGTTAGGCTCGCTGAGATCACGCCGATAGACTTTACACAACTGATACTTCGCTTGTGTGTTTTGGTGGGGTGTGAACAGCCTTCTGCAGAAGCTGTAATGCTACTCTTTGACCATTGCGGGCTGATGCACCCGAACGAAACGAATGAGTCGCTAATCCTCGCCGCGCAGCTTAACGCGGCGGGGAGGTACGAGCAGCGCGTTGAACACTTCAATAGTTTGGACGCTGGCTACATCGGTAAATTATTTACCGCGTTTGAATACTACCACCGTTCCGCTTTCAAAGAGGCGGCGAAGGGGGTGAAAGAGGAAACGCCCCCACCTCCCACCGACACCGATGCTTTGATGATGGATATTTTTGAGAGTGACAAAAAGAACTTCAAAGAGGGCAAAGGGGATAAAGCGATTGACGCGGTTGCCCCGCGAATGGTTCAATGGCTGGAGTCCAAAGGGATGCTGCCACCCGTAAGCGACGAACTACTAAACAGCGTTCACGCTAAGGCGGTGGCGAATGTCCAGAAGCGGCTTGATGTTAGCGCGGCGCGGGTGGCGAAGTGGAAAAGCGAGGAGCGTTTTAAGGCACAATACAACGACTACCGCGCGAGTGTGATCGCGGAAAAGAACAGGATATTTTATAGGTATGTTTTAAATCAAAGTAAGTGACAATATGATACCAGCAAGTAAGATAAAAGAAATATCAAGTAAAATACAAGATACAAGCATAAGTGACTGGGCAAGCAAATTACCACCTTTAAAAAGTAAAAATTATTTTCCGAATAAAACACATTGGTGTATTTTGTTATCCGCTTTTATTGTTGTTTTAGGAATATGGATGCTTTTATTGTTGTCTTAAAGTAACATATAACGTATCGGGGCTTTGCGAAGAAGCGGACTTGAAAGCATCTTTCGATTACAAAATTTTTAATAAAAATTAAATACAAACAAAAATGACAACAATTTATTATTTATCAACTATCCTTTTTATTTTGTTAGAATGGAATTGGTTAGTGTCGCCTATTGAAAAGACTAACGATGCAAAAAGGTTTCTTGAGTTATCAAAACTTAACAAAGGTAAAAATTGGGATGAATTTTCTAAAGAATACAAGTCTGAATTAAAATCAAAAGTTTGGTTAATTTTGATATTTATTTGGATGTTTATCGGTTTATTCACTTTTCAGTGGGCTGGATTTTTGGCAATGTTAGTTTTTAATATTTTGATTATTTCCCCATTATCAAAACTTACAAGATATTCTATTACGTACACAATTATTCACTGGTTTAATTCTTTGATTGGGTTTGCCTTTGGTGTATTTGTAATAATAAATCACTACCATTTAAAAATTGATTTAACTCAATGGTTCGTGTCGATCTTAAAATAGCTATGACCCACTACCACATAACCACCCCCGAACACCCCGCCGCCCTCAGCAACTATGAGTTAAAGGCGCGCACCCAAGATAAAAACATTTTGACCCTGCTTGAAAAGATGGGTAAAGCGTCACCGAGCGACATTATACCCCACTTACCCAACACCCCTATTACAAGCATACGGCGCGCCCTAACCAACCTTACACGGTTGGGGTATGCGGTGAAAACCGACGAGGTAAAGAAAGGGATGTATGGGCGGAACGAACACGTATGGATGTATAAAGAGAGTAAGTGATGCTAACCATTAAGCCCTTTTACTTCGACCGCCAAAAAGAAGCCCTACACCTTCTTTCACCTGCTTCTCACATTCGACAAGTTTTGTACGGCGGCGCGGCGTCGGGGGGAAAGACAAGGTTGGGGTGTGAGTGGCAGATACTCCGCCGCCTCACTTATCCCGGCACAAGGTCGGTAATTGGTAGAAGTCAGTTAAAGACACTCAAAGAAACCACCTTGCACACGTTTTTTGAATGTACAGATAGGTTCGGATTAAAGGCTGGCACGCATTACACCTACAATGAGAACAAGGGGCTTATCACTTTTGACAATAAAAGTGAAATAATTCTCAAAGACTTGTTTCATTATCCTTCCGACCCCAACTTCGACGGCCTTGGTTCACTTGAAATCACCGATTACTTTGTGGATGAGGTGGCGGAAGTGTCAAAGAAAGCCGTTGACATCCTGCATAGCCGAGTAAGGTATAAGCTATCTGAACACGGACTAACCCCCAAAGGGCTACTCACTTGCAACCCTTCTAAATCATGGGTTTACGATGAGTTTTACCTTGCTCACAAAGAAAATAGGCTTATTGATTGGCGGGCTTATGTGAGGTCACTCCCAACGGATAACCCGTTTACAGAGCCTGAATATCTTAAATCACTTTTAGCCCTTCCAGAGTACGATAAACAACGCCTTTATTATGGTAATTGGGAGTTCGACGAAGATCAAAGCAAGTTATTTTTCACAAGTGACTTGCACGCGATGTTTCGGGATGAGGTGCCAACGGGTGACAAGTTTATCACCGCCGACATCGCCCGCCTTGGAAAGGATAAGAGTGTTATTATCCTATGGCACGGCCTTAGAATCATCCACGTTCACACCATTGAGCGCTCACCGATTACAGCCATTGTGCAGCACGTTAAAGAACTTAGAGATACCCACGGTGTGCCTCTTAAAAACATCATTGCGGACGAAGATGGGATTGGTGGGGGTGTAGTGGATATGCTTAAATGCACGGGATTCATCAACGGATCCAAAGCCAAACACCCAGAGTACATGAACTTGAAAAGTGAGTGCTACTTTAAACTTGCCGAATACGTGGCGCAAGGGAAGTTGAGTGCGGATTGCACTGAAGGGATAAAAGCGCGCTTTATCCGTGAACTTGAAACCATTAAGAGGCACAACGCGGACAAAGACACGAGGTTGCAAGTGACTCCAAAAGAGGAGATAAAGCGGATGCACGGTTTTTCACCTGACTACGCAGACGCGCTAATGATGCGGATGTACTATGAATTGTTTCCGAATCGTGGAAATTACATGATAATGGGGGCGCGTTTTTAAATAACTTTGAAATCAATTTTTATTCACTAAATACCAATTTAAAAATGTCAAACACCCTCAGAGCGTTACACGCGCTCAGACTTCCAGATGAAATCGCGCCGATCAACGGTGTGATAACAAGCCGCACCTACGGGCGCATTGTGAACAAACGCATCCACGACTTTACAACGGGCCGCCGCGTTATCAAAGATGAATACTACGTGGAGCGCGTTACAGATAACCGCTTCCGCGCGTATGCATTCAATTTCTTAAGAGGCCGCGCCGATGGATGCAGCTTTGAAAATAACCGCTTTACGCGCGATGTTATTCCACCTCAGAACGGGCGTTCATGGTTCAGCAAAGTGGACATTTCATTCAATGAAGATTGGGATAAAATTATTATTGAGCAAAGCGTGGGATTGAACGCATGGAATGGCGTGCAGCAGTCTTATGATAACCCGCCTGTAACCATTGAGCGCGAAGAATGGATTGTAACTAAGACAAGCACCACACCGCCGCGCCTTCGCAACGGGCAGTACGTGAGAAGCTACCCGCGCATTACTCTGAATGAAATTTTGGCGGCCATGAACTTGACCCGTGAGGAGTTGGAATACCAGCTGCGTGAAGAATTTGCGGTATCAAAACCATCCGAAAATACCCACATTCTCAACTATGGTTGTGAGGTGGTTGACCACGGTAATGTGTTTGATATCCTCGTTTATGCCAACGGTATAAACATGGAAAATGAGGCACCAAACAGTAAAATCACAAGTTATCAAAAGCAATGGCCGGGCGTTGTAAAGTTTATGCGCTTGCATAACGGTGAAATCAATGAAACAATCTACGGCTCCACCGACTACGAGCGAATCCTTTTGAAAGATTCATACAAATTTGTAATTGACTTTGTGGACTTTGACGTAACCGACAGGCAAGAGATTGAGTTAGCTGCGGGCGGTTTCTTAATCCTCGTCAACCGCAATGAACCAGCATACCTTCATGTTGGCTTTAAAGAAGGTAGCACCTTCATGCAGGAGCAAGGCAAGGGCGATGGAGCGGAAGCAATTTACATGATTGTTGAAGCGGGTGAAGGTCAGGCTGAACTTGTGCGTGTTTATTAACCTTTAAAAATTAACACTATGCCTTGCAATAGCGGTGGTTATAATGAACAGAATGTTGTTGTTAGAACGGAGTACGTTCGTGGTGACGAAAAAACCATTCAATCACAAAGCGAAAAAATCAAGTACCTTGAGGCTTGTTTGTGCGCTATCATCAATGAATTGGAGGCTCAGAAACTAACTACGCAAGTGATACCCGCCGCTTCCGAACACGGCGGTGTTGACCTTATGAAGTTTTGGAATAAGCACAATGAAGAAGATGAAACGCGCATACTCATTAAGCTGCGCGAGTTTTCAAAGCATGAAATTGAAATCGCAAAAAAGATGATTGCGGCGTATAATTTGTAGCGTCTTAGTTGGTAGTGGTGAAAGCAAAAGCCCCTCAGATCGAGGGGCTTTTTTATGGGATAATTCGATACTTCCACATGAGAAATAATAGCACAAGGAAAATAAGCAGCCACCATACCCACGCGGGCATCTTAAACTTTACCTCCTTACTCTCACTTGCTTCATTCTTTTCATAGGACTTCACCCGTGATTTACTTTTCACCTCCTCAACCTTTTCAACCTTTTTTTGAATGGTGTGCTCGGTTGGTTTTACAACCGCGTTCACCTTTAACTTTCCGCTTCCCTTATCTTTGGATAGCGTGACGCGCTGGCGGTCATTATCGATAATCACCTGGATAAGGCTATCCACTTTCACGGGATCAATGAGAACGCTATCCGACCTTCCTGCAACGGTCACAACGGTGTCGATTGTTTCTGTGGTGGTAATGGTGGCGGCGGTGGTCACGGTGCTATCTAAGCGGGTAATGTTTTCGGATGATTCAGCGGTTTTGCGGCGGGCGGTGCAGGACGTTAAGGCGGCGACCGCGAGTATAAGAATAAAAATATTTTTCATATTACTTGTTTTTTATTTTCAAATATACTTATATTTGCTCACATAATTCAAATACAAATAACCAATGAAAACAAAAGTTTCTCAGAAAGAATGGAATCTCAAGCGCGACCAGTTCTTGTGTGCTATTATTCAAGGCGCAATAATTAAAGAAGGTCAATATCGTCTAAGCATAGCAACAGAAGCCGCTAATGCGCTCACCTCTGAACTCTACGAGGTGGAGGAAACACAAACTCTTGACCTTGGTGTACACACTCCAGAGCGTCAAACTAAAGGCGAATGGATTGAACCAACCGACACCCGCCCGTTCAATCCTAAAGTAGTTGAGATATTCAACGAATTTCTTCCCAAAGAGATAGCCCCGTTAGCGGTTGAGGCGCATAAGATTTATTTTTCTGCACCCGTGGGAGATATAGAAACCGATGTGAGCGACTTAGAAAAAGCATTAGGTAGTAATGTTGTGGCTACTTTTAAAGAAATAGATGATTTTTATCGACTTTGGAAACACACTAAACACAACACCATAACCGCCACTTCCGAACAATTAAGAGAGTGGTTTCCGCAAGCGTATGAAAACGAAACAAGTGAGTTAGTAATGCTTGTTAAGGAAAACTATTTAGCTGCTGACGGTTCAATCAAAAAAGGGATATTGAAAGACGGTAATTGGTACGCTCCCGCAAATGATTTATATAAAAATGAAGGAGGGGAGAATGAGTGATTATAGCTTCGATTTAAAACCATTGATTTGGTTAGGTGCATTTATCATCCTTGCAATTTGGGGATGCTGGGAGTTAATTGATTGGCTTTGGATAGACGATGTCATTCGTAGCACCGAACCAATTAAACCACGAATTGATTTGATTATTAATAACAATCAAATTGATACAATATATGTTTATGAGAAACCTTAAACCAAAAGGAGACACAAATGAGTAAGCAAACAGCTGTTGAATGGTTTATTGACCAACTAAAAGAATATGATTTTTCTCCAAGAGAAAACACATACCTTATAGAAATTCCATCTTGGATATTAACTGAAAAACAGGAACAAGCCAAAGCAATGGAAAAGGAGCAGATAATTAATGCTCATTTAACAGGACTTATACATCCATTAGAAATTGAAGCAACTAAACAAACCGAACAATACTACAACGAAACATACGGAGGTGACAAATGATTAATCTTACACCCGACCAAATAAAGCAAATAGCCGCCGCTATCGACGAGGCCGCATACGGCAAAGCTGAAGAAAGCGGATGGATAAGTATTGAGGCCGAATTAACGCTAAACAACCAAGAATATTTGATTGTCGGTGACGTAAACGTGGATTACAACGTGACCAAAAAGCGTTACCGCGATCGCGATATGATGCCAGATACTAACGTGGATTTCAGAATAGCCCGCTTTCACCGGTTAGAACTCCAGCACCTCACCGATGAAGACGATGTGCAGCGGTTGAACTATGAAGATTTTAGGGGGTGGGTTTAACGGATATTTCGATACTCTGGAATAGCATCAAAGCAAGGGCAAGACTTTACCCACTCCCTCACCTCAATAACACCGTTTTTATTGCGGTCGGGTGACAGGTCACGGTGTCCAACTATCTGAGCATTTGGAAACATTTTTTTCAAGGCCACAAGGCGCGTCAATAAGGCGCGCTTTTGTGCTTCTGTGCGGTTGTCGATTGGTTTACCTTTTGCATCAACACCACCGATATAGCACGCATGGATGGATGTAGCGTTTCGCCCAGCCACCCCGTTGGTCGGGTGCGCTATCTCACTCAAATGGGTTTCAACACCATTCGCATCAATGATGTAGTGATAACCAGGGCGCGACCACTTAAGAACGTTCCTCCAATAGTTGCGAATAGATTGCACTGTGGACGTTTGTGGAGTCGCGCTGCAATGCACCACTATGTGAGTGATGTTTCTCATTTGTTTTCGTTGCGGCGGATGAATAGATCAAGCAATCGTGAAAGGATGTCGCGGTAGTTGGTGGTTATGTAGATAGTGATTTTCTCACTAAACAAAGTCGCAAGCGGAACGAGGTAATACCCTTGCTCCTGCCACCCGCTTGTTTGACACCATGTTGCCATAAGGTACCCGCCAAAAACGGACACCCCCATAATTCCGAGCCATTGCATCATTGAAAGTTTTCTTTTTAGCAGCACCTCTGTGCTGATTTTTGCAAGCACACCGATACCGATGGATAAGATAACGCTTCCCCACTTGGTGAGAAAGGTAAACGCTTCTGTGAATATGTTAGTTTTTTCGTACATAAAAAGAGTTGGTGACGTGCCACGCAAGAATGATAATGAGTAGTAACTCATTCACTTGAAACGCGCACGGGTTAAAAAATAATTCATCAAGTAAGTCATTTAAGGAGAGAGTAAAAAGCACAAAGGACACCGACCGAATAACCCTTTCGGTGCGCTTTGAAGATTTGTAAACCGCAAAAAACGCGAGGGTTTTAACCGCCGCGTTCATCGTCATCCAGAACGTTGTTGCCGCCTCGTCGCTTGAGAAAAACCAATTATAATGGATGTACCCGCTGAATCCAAAAGAACCAACGAGGTACACCAATAATATAATGATAAGCGACTGCTTCATGTTTTATTTTCTCACAATGTTTCGAGGTCTTGCACCCACAAGATTACGCGCAATGGTACCGTTGGCATCCGTTACCGTGCTTGTTTGTGAGGTGCTTATGCGATCATCTGAGATAACCACATACTCAACGGGGGTTGCTGTTACCGTTACACCGCTTGAGTGCTTAAACGGCGCGGTAAGTGGTGCCGCGGGATTGAGCGCGACAAACTCCGCGGGGTTGCCTTCAAGGATTACGAGTGTATCACCTTTTTTTAGGTTCATCTTTTTGTAATTGTTGGTTAATATATTGCTCTACCTTTCTCAAGTAAACTTCTTTTTCTTTTTTTGTTGTGCGTTTCTTTGCCATTTTACTGGGAGTAATAACGTCGGTACAACTCTGGGAAATCAAGCGCGTGACGTGACCTTAGTAGCGGGTTACTCATCGCCGTATTCCCGCTGCTAAAATACATTCCATTCTCTGAATACACCTGTTTTTTTGGTGAAATTTCATTATCGGTATTCGTGTTGTATTCCGGCACGCTTGCGTTATTGTGACACAACCAATCTACCATGCGTTTGGTGTACATCTGAGCGTTGTTCATGGCGTTATCCTTGACCGCTTTAAACTCAGTTTGGGTCGCTGTGGTAAAGTCTTCCCCTTGACGAATGGTTAGCCCGCCGTTATCCATCTTGACAACGAGCGATGGGATTAACTCCATCACTGTCCACCACACGAGAGCCTTCTGAAGGTAGTCGTAAAAGAGTGTTTCATACGCGCCCGTGAGCGTGTCGTTCTCAACCCGTGTTTTTAAGGCGTTGAGTAGGTCGCTACCTAAATACGCTTCCGCATACTTGTCTTGAGCAAGAACGGTAGCACCTTGGATGAGTGTTTGATCCACTTGCTCAGTAAGCGGGGTGTACTTGTAAAGGTCAGCGGGTGTTATGAATAATACTTCTGCCATGATCTTATGGGTTTTTTAGTGAGCCTCTGGTGGGTGTGTTTATGGGGGCAATACCTTCCACTCCTTTTTGTGGAACAAATGGAACGTTGCCCACTCGCTTGTCGTTTTTCAATCCATCGTTAGGAAGGAAACGCCCTTTCTCAGTCTTTCTAAAATAGATTTGACGCTTCCAGAAGTGGTGACAATATACGCCGCCCTTCCATGCGAATATGTCGTAGGTAGATGAGCCTTGCGGCGCGAATTGCCCGTTCACTCCATCGTCGCCCATCATCTTGATATCCTCATACCTAAACACTTTGTTTTGTTGTGACAACTCTACCATTCGCTTGCAAAATTCTCTACTACCTTCGGAAAGGTTTTGCGAGTAGGAGTAGCGTAATTTATACAATCCCGTATCACCCCACTTGCTTTTTTCGTCGCCCTTGGCGTAACCGGTAAGAGATAGTTGTACGCTTTGTTTTTCCATCCATGCGCTTAACGCTTTTTCCTCATCCTCGTGGGTGTCGTGGGCGGGTTGGTCGTCAACAAGTTCCCACTCGTCCGCGTCGATTTCGTCCGCGCACTTTTCCATTTTTTCGATTAACTCTTTTTCAAGTTCGGGCGTAAGTTTATCACCCTCCTTTGAGCAGCACACATGATGAAGTTCAACGGGTGGCGTTTGCACCTGTGGCACTTCATCAATAATCTCAATCACGGGTTTTACCCCCGTTTCCGCGTAAACAAGTTCCTCAAGTACATCGGTTATCATCTTGCGGTATGGCTTAACGACTTTATCCATGTACACCGCCATTGATTCCGTTAGTTCGTTGGCGTTATTACCAAGGCCGCTGCTGTCACGAATACCGAACATAAGCGGGGAGGTGACGCGATGCCCCACAAATACCATTTCCTTTGCCGTTTCTTGAACAAGGTCGTATTGCTTATCCGCATCGGTAAGTGGAAAGGTTTCAAAGGTTGCTTTTGTGTCCGGATTATCATTGAACAACACCACCATTTTACCCGCGTTCCGCGCGCCACTCAGGTTGCGCTCCATGTTTCTAACGACCTCGCCCGCTTTTTCAGGGTCGGGTTGACCGTTATTAAATTGGGCGATAATCGATGGAAAGAAGCCATTGAGAATGTTATTCAAATGAAATACCCCTATCTGCTGCGCTATCTCAATGTAGTGAAGTGCGCCGAAGTAGTCAGGGCGGGGGTAGTAGTTGCTGCCTACCGACTGCTTGAAATTGTAAACAACGTAGCGCGTCGGGGTACTTTCGTCGGTCGATGTTGGTAGCCCTTTGAAAAGTGGAATGAAATAAGGCTTATTCTTTTTTTTGCGCTTGTCGTTCCAATCTTTCGAGTACCATACACCTGTGATTTTATCGGTGTCCTCGTCGAATGCTACGCGAACATTCTCGAACGGCAAGTGATTGACTTGAGCAATGCCTTTAAAATCCCTTGTTGGTATTACCTCCAAGTATTCACCCCCTTGAATCTTCACATCTGAGGCAATGGAAAGTATTTGCCTCTCACACTTCCAACGTTCGAGCAAAGCCATTGTTTTGGGGTCGGATTTAAAACCTTTCCCCGCGATCATTTCGGCGGTACCAACACAAATAGCGTTATGGATAGGGCTATTCTGAAACAACTCTATCAAATAATTGGGGTAGTTATTATCCAGCCCATAATCCACCCATCCCGCTTTATTTTCAAGTTCTTCACTCGATACGCTTTCATAGCGCGCGAGCTGAACGTTAAACGCGTTAGCGGGCTGGCGGGTAGATAACGTCGTTTGTGGTGTCTGTATTTGTGAGGTAGTATTCTCCATTGTCTGAAATCATTATGTTTCCCCTTTCAACCACACCAACAACGGCGGCGTTTTCAGGGTCAAGGTTTGATGCGCTATTTTGTCCGTACACGGTGTATCTGTAAAGATACGGCCCGCCCGTTTCGGGGTAGTCAAGACCTACCGTTGTAAGTGTTACTTCGGTGTTTCTAGTGTTTTCATAGTTTACCACAAGCACCTGAGCAAGGTTATTCTCGGTTGTCGCCCCCGTGTTTTCTTGCTCGATTACCATGAGGTAATGAGTGAACGCGGTAGCATAGTAACTACGCCCCTCCGCTAACGTCATGTTGAGCGTCTGGTTTGCTTGGTTTGGGAGTAGATACTTCATGGGTTACAACATTTGGAACGATTTTATGAATGGCTTTCAGTTGCTTCTGAGATAAGCCCGTTAGGTCTACCTCTTTGCCACTAATCATCACTATATCTTTTTGCGCTTTATACATGATTCAAAGTTATTAAAAAAAAGGGCGCGAACGCCCTCTTTTTATTTGCTTTTGCTTTCGCTTAGTCGTTGATTACGGTTCCACTCACGGTAATGTCGGCAAAGTTGTCGAACGGTACCGCTGTGAACGCTTCGAGTTCGGGTGCAGGTGCAGGTTCTTCGGCGGTCAACGCAAGGGTATAACCGTTAAAGTCACCCATTTCAGTACCCGTTGCACCGCTGCGAGCAGATAGCCACGCGCCATATTGACGTCCTACCATCCAGATGGCATCGTTACGATCTTGCACAAATACCACCACGCGGTTTTTCGCAAGGCGATCAAGTTCAAGCTGCTTTGCTTGAGAAAGTTTCTTAAGCTGAACGTTTACGGTCTGAGTGTACATCAAAGAGCCATTCTGCTCGTTGGTGATGGTTTCTTCAAAGTTATTTGTCAACTTAGAAATTGCAGTGTACTTGTACAAGGTTGCCTCTGGGAGTCCATCCACTTTTTTAGTGGTGTTATCCAAGGTTACCCCCGTTTCAAAGTCTGAAAGTTGTTGAATGTACAAGGCTTTGATACCTCCGATTTTATCGTTACATTCAAATGATATACCTGTTGTTAATTCGCAAGCCATGATATTTTTTGTATTTAAAGAAAAAAGGGCGGGCAGTAGTTGCCGCCCTTTTTATCTCTGGTTAGTTGTTGTTATTCTGAGAACTTGTAGAACACGATTTCGTTTCCAAATCCGTATTGAACCGCTGCGAAGAACTGAGCCTTGAAGCGCACATTGTCGCTAAGGTCACTTTCTTCCATATCCTTCACTTGGATACGGTTCCAATCGTTCAAAAGGTTAGTACCGAACCACAAGTTAGAAGGTTGTGCAAACACAATAGTATCATCACTCATACCCGGACAAACAACCATTTGGTACAAGCCTATCCATGTTTGACTCACGGCGTTACCGCTTTGATAATAGAACCCGTTACCCAATGATGCTTGCTTGTTGATATACGCTTCCATTGCCTTGTTAGACAAGTAAAGTACAGGCTTTTCAGTTG